AGTTACTTGCCGCCGATGTCCCAGCAAGGCTACTAGCGCCACCCAAGAATGCCTGAGTCGGATCTTGTCCAGCAAGCATATTGATGCCAGTTTTTCCGGCTGTTGATACAAATTGTGCAGGGGAAACTCCAGCAAATCCAGATGCCGGATTAGAAGAAAAGTTTGTGTTGGCATAATTGCTTAACCCGCCACCCAAACCGCCTAATGCAGCGCCCTTGAGAATGTTTCCACCACTAACAGCCGAGGTAATGCCCCCCGCCAATGCGCCCCCACCAATACCTGATAACCCTAGTCCCGCTGGGCCAAGTGCAAATCCCAGTGCGATAGGGGCAAGCGTTCCAAGCAATCCACCGCCGAATAGGCCTTTGTCTGGATCATTCCGTTTCTGTTGCGCTCCTGGTGACATATCGGAACGCCACTGATTTAACGCTGCTAAATTCTGTGGCGTGGCTGTCCCAAGTTCTTTCACTGACTGCGTCAATGCAGGCGTACTTCCATCAAAGCCAGCCATTACAGAAGGCCAGTAATTCTCATCTGTAAACCATGCACTATCTGGCGTCGGGTCAACCCCTCCCGGCTTGCGCGCCGCTTGTTGCCCATAAACCGCCAGGGCTTGTGTCGGGTCTTTCGCCCATGTTGATCGAATCAGGTCGTCGGCTTTTGTCGATGTATCATCTGTAGTCAGCCAACTAGAAAACCGAGGGTCTCTAATCGCTGCGGATATCTGCAATGATGCCGGAGCAGTGCCATTACCTGTTACTGGATTCCATTGATCGCCATTCTTTTGAAATACTTTTGTCCCATAACCCGATCCACCCACCTTGTAGGTTAAATCGCCTAATGTATAGGAATCTCCATCAGAGTATGGGTCAAAACTCTGCATAAACCCATGGGGAAGCCTCTTATTAACTGGTGCAGTAGTGTTTTGCATAGACCCAGGGAGAAGCCTATTATTAAATGGTGCAGTAGTGTTTCCACCGGATAGCGGAAGTCCTGTCTTGGAGTCAAGATACGGTCTTCCTTTTGGGTCAAGAAGAGGAGCAGGGTTTTGAGGAGTTAGCCCACCTAACCCCCCAAACTCCGGCGGCCTTTTAAATCGAGGTTGTAATCCAATCATAACTAGTTTCCTGTGAGATACCTACATTGAACCCACGTCCCCGGTGTGCCGGAAACGGTACATACAAACCCCACAACAACATATTTACTTCCCGCCGTCCCAGCTTCAACCGGGGCGCTATGGCGAACAAAATCACCCTGCGCCCATGTGCCCGTCGTCGGTGCGGCTGTATAGGCATTCGTTACAGCAGAAATGCGGCCCTCAGTCAGTGCATTTAACTGGCTTATAATTTCGCTAAATCGCTTTCCCAGCGTCCATATAAGCGAACCAAGCCATGTCACCGTCGGCTGTGGATTACTTGGCAGCTTCGCATCGACATTGATTCTCATTCTGTCCCCTCCCCTTGAAGCGAGACATCAAGGCTTGATAATTCAGACACGCCCGAAGTACTTAGCTTGAGACGATGCCATCGGCTTGACCGGAACAAGTCACACTTGCCGCTAGTCATGGTGACAGTCTGATCTTGTGTCAGGCTTGAGCCGGAAGTGTTGCGGTAATAGTTGGTCAGCGTAGCAGAGGCAGGGGCAGTGCTGAATCGGGGGCGGATCCTGTCGAGCAGGCTGAACGTATTGTCATCCCCCAAATCCCCGGTTGTAATCGAGCAAGTCCCCGGTATTCCGGTGAGCGTTTGCATGGTGTGGGCTGTATCGAATATCGTGGGAACGGGATAGTTCTGTGACCAGAATGGTGAGTCATACGTGATATTGATATCAGCATAAGTAGAAAAATAGCTGTTGATATTCGCGTATGTAATCTGCCCTGTCAGGTTTTCCAGCCCGGCCTCTGCCCCGCGATTGATCTTGCCCCACTTGTCTGTTTTGTAGTTATAGCAAATACAGCTGTCATTCACCCCAGTGGTTGATGCTGTGCTGGGATAAAAGAACATCACCAGTGAATTGATTCGATCATGCAGGCTCACGATCTTGTAGCGGTATTGCTTATTCAGGTCAGTGAAAAATGTTTTCTTGACCGGGCCGCCTATCCCTATTGGACGAGAACCGTCAAACAGATAGAAGTCTTCCAGCCCGATGAAAAAATGAGCTGACCCGATAGATACAATCGCATCATTGGAAGAGCACCCAACATCCCCCGGTAGCTGGTTGAACTCAAACACCGCAGGGGAGCCCACATATCGCCCCACAATAATTGCGCGGTCTTTATAGGCCACGATGTCATCACCCAGCCGCTTCCATCCCTTTATTGGCCCAGGTGAGCCAATTAGTCGGCCTGTGGTGCATTGAGTGGATACGGCGGGCGTCCAGCCTGTAGCATCGTTGTAAGCCGAACACCACCAGCGGTCAGATTGATCTCCATAGGTCGCTTCATTGGTATCGGCAAGGATAACGAACCCCGGCACAGTTTCAACAAACCGGGCCTTGGGTGCGCCAGCGATGTCAGCAAATGCTCCGGTGCTTGACGATTGTAATGTATCCGACTTGATTGCTGCCAGAGACGTATCGCCGAACTGGGCGAATGACCATCGATGGTCTGCCCCGGCACTGTATCCGCCAACTCTTGATTGATCTGTATAGGTGGGGATAGCAGAGGCTTCATAAAGCGCGGTGGCGGTTCCCACAAACAGCCGGGAGGAGCCGTCCAGCTTTTGAATCAGCGCACCGCCTAAGCATGCTGTAGGCAACGCAGAAAACCCGCTATTGAAATTCGAAGGGGCTGCACCGTACCCTTTGGCGGTAGGGTAGTAATCCACCAGATTAGTAATAATCCCCGGTGTCGCAGGATCAAGGTCTGGCGCGTAGCCTGAAAATGGAATCAGCATTACCAGCGCCTTGGCTTGATTTGTAGGCTGCCCCGACGCGCAATACCCCGTCGCTCGGAATGTCTGCGGACTGAATCCATCAGAGTATTCACTGTTGGCTCCAGCTTTTGTACTTCACCCAGGTTCTTGGCATCCCGCGCATATTCAAGCGCAGCGGCATACAGGTATAAATCAGGTGCGTTAATGGATAGCCAGTTTGTTGTGTTGGCATCCGATAATCCCGTAATCGCGGGAATATAGAACAGGGTGTAGCTATAAGCGTCTGCTGGAGCTGGAAACAGCCTGAGAACATTATTCTCTAGTGTGTAGCTGGCGGGGAATCCCGCAGTAGTGGATACATCGGGATTAATGGCGGAGTCGATGGTTACTTCCCGCCCTTGATAGGTAAGGGTCAGCCGTGATAGCTGACCAAAATCAGCAGGCAACGTAATCGTGCTTCCCGATGTCGTTGAGGTGACTGAACTTTCAATCTCGTTTAGGCTTAATTCGCGGAAGATATAGGCTTCGGCTAATTGGATGAATGTCGGTAATTTAGCGGTCAGGTCATCCCGATGCGTGTAATTCACTATCGCATTCTTCAACTCGGTATAGTTCATTTCAGATACCTGTCGAAGGTGACAAAATCGGTATTGATTCGCAAGAAGTTCTGAATCAGCTTGGTGCGCTCTCGCTGGTCTTTAATCATTAGGAACCGGGCATAGACATGCGGCGGTATGCTGCCGACTTTTCTGCCTTCCCCCCATGACATACCGGCACTTGCGTTGCGTTCCGCCTTGCATTGATCAACCAGCGGGGCGGCGTCATAGCTTTGAATCTTGACAGCCTGGTCGCCTTCAAACTTGACAAGGGTGCGCACGCCAGTGGCGTCATAGCCTTCATCCAATTCAAACGATTCTATGGGCGTCATAATCTCTCCAAAGTAAAATAGGGGCTTTTCACCCCTTCGGCCTTGCGGCTAAATCAATTGACCGGATTAACCACCTGATAGATCAGCGGCCTTGCCGAACGCACTAGGTGCGCGTACAGCAAAGGTGACATCCGCTGTAATCAAGTTCTTCTGGCTATCACCCGTAGGGCCTATTTCCTTAGTGCGGAAACCATCGAGGAAAACAACTTCCCCGTACTCGGTATTGATAAGATGAACATCGGTGGCCCCAGCCATCAAGTAGTGAGGCACGATCTCCAATTCGCCGAAGTCAGACATATAAACGTCAGCCCCGCCGACAATCCGGCCCTGTTCTTTCTTGCCGACCTGATAACGATTAACCGCGATGCCGTTAAAGCCGGAGAACACCCCTTTGTGGTTAGGGGACATCACCAC